CCGCCATTGGCAGAGAGGTCAATTGAGTAAGATATGGACGGGCGGCTCCGGCTCTGGCAGAGATAATGACCTCTCCCGACTCTAGTAATCTTATTCCCACAAAGGGTTCTCTCTTTGACGTCAGGCAAAGATAGCCTCCGTTTTGATGTTTACTCCATTGCTCATGCCGGCCACGCGCATTACCGTTGAGAAGGCATCGACGAAATTCGGATCGCTGACGTTGAGCGCCAGATACTTTTCGATCTTAAGATTGATCGTCATGCTTGTTTCACTCGTTTCCGATAGTGAATACGATGCGTAGGATCTTAATGTCGACTCCAGAACGTTGGCAATTAAATTCTCAATCTTTTTTCGATCCCATTTCGGATTGAACTTGAGCGGTACCGGTTTCCTGTTCAGAACTGGATCTTCCGGCTCCATAAGTTTCACTGAATATGAATACCCACACAAAGTTAACCCGGCATACCAGAATAAAGTCTGGATGGCCCAAATCGTTGCACCCAACTTACCAATAAACCTTCCCTGATCATGGGGATCAACAGAAAGCGTAAATAAAGCCTGATTAGGATAATGCTCAATCTCTGGATTGGGCGTCTTCCTGGCTATGCCCGAAACGATGATCTCAAGGAGAGATCGCAGCTGAAGCTGGTGCGCAGTTTCGCGCTCTTCGAGAGCGATCATATCGGTTCGGGTCGGATAAAATAGGAAGCAATGTCAAGAACATGAAAACAGGACTCATTGAAAGAGAAAACCGATGAAAACATACTTACCAGCGTATAGGAGATTACCCAGATCGATCGCTAAAGAATACAGAGATGGAGCTACCGTTGAAGAAATATCCATAAAATACAAAGTACACGCTGCTGCTGTTCGTACTGCGCTTCTCAGCATGGGGGTTAAAATGCGTCCTCCTGGAACCAGGCTGGACGGAAAGTACCCGAGAAGAACCAAGCTAAGTGATAAACAGATAGAGGAAATTCTGTACACAGATCAGAATCATCCAGAGATACCTCATACTCAGATAGGGGAATTTCATGGGGTATCACGGGAACGCATCCGTCAGATCTGTAAAGCGGCCGGTCACGCGACCCGTAGGGAGAAATATTTCCCTAAATACATCATTAAGCACGAACAATCTGTTTCCAGGAAACTGAAATACAAACGATACATTAAACGTGTGTCCGATGCATGGAAGTCCGGGGCATCTCTGGAGGATATCGAAATACTGTTGTACGGAGATAACTCAGGTCCAGGAATTGGAGATCATAAAGTCATGTCCAGGATCAGCTACTTTCGTGATAAGTACGGGCTTAAAATGTTTCCGTACCGTAGGCCAGATCATTGGCAGGTTAAGACGATTAGTGAACGAGCCAAGCGACTAACCGATATTATTAAAGAATGGAATACTAATGGTGATATACACAGAATCCAGACACTGTTTGGATACAAGTCGTATAGTTCAGCTATGGCTTGCATACACAGGATAAGGAAATTGCATCCCGATAAGTTCTTAACACAACAACAGATATTTGAACATAAACTACAACAACAAACAAGGAAAGGAAAACAACTACAATGAAAATAAAATTCGATAAAACATTCGATTGGTTCGACGTGCTAGAGCGTTTGGACAAAGGTGACACCATCAGTGATGATCAGTATAGAACTCTTGAGTACAGGGCTGGTAGATGGCCTACATGCGCATGCGGTCAGCTGTGTAAGGCATTGCCAAAAAGGGAATCGGAAATCAGTGATGCCTATAAGTGCGCCCCGAAGGATGGCGAACTATTTAGACGCGGAGTGAGTTTCTCTGATTACGTTAGTGCCAAGAAGTGGGGAAAGGCGCTTGAAACATTCAATAAGATAGAAGCCAGAAGCGCTAAACTATTGGGTCTTAAATTCGTTCCACGACACCCAATCAAGATTCATCACGAACAGAAACCATATGCAGTAACAATGGGGAGATCAAAACATGAAACCGCAAGACTACATAGCACAGGATAACTGTAAACAGGGTTACCTATACAAAATCAATAGCCGTAACCTGTCGTATGGAGTGTACGACGGAAAACAAGGGTTCATAGGGATCAGGGAGAAGTTCGGTAGCAAGTACCTATTCACCGAGTATCACTATGATCAAGGAGCTCCGTATGGAACTGTGTTTCCAGAGAAAGAACTAGAGAAGATTCCGGATGGCATTGAGCTCTGTGAATACTTCCCTAGTGAACAAGAAAGTGGTCTGAAGATGAACAAAACTTTATTCGATTACCTAACAACAAAAGAAATACAGTATCGATTAGTAACAGGAGCAGAGTAACAAGAAAGGACAAACATGAAACAAGTAATAATCAATGTAAGTAAACATAACATCAGGTACGGGAAACCTCAATATGGTAACAACTGCATAGTGCAACGAGCAATAAGGGATGCTATACCATTAGCAGATACGGTAGCGGTCGGGGTCGACCAATACGCAATGAAGTGCATGGAAGGAAGAGTGCACACAGCACCTGTTCCGACATCGGTGTTTAAGTTCATCATACGAACGCTATGGGTTTACAAAATACTACCACCGCCTTTGCGGTGGATATTACTTAAACCATTCTCGTTTAAACTTATGGTACCAGATAGATTCATTGCGGTGGAACCTACGCGGCCACCTCAATCTTCTCTTCCGGTACGGCGATCAATCCCAATTGAATCGAACGAATCACCTGGAACTCTTCGCAGTCCAACAAGTGATCGTCCTGATGAAGTTCTTTCCAGATAAACTCGAACCGTCCGGTTCGTTTATTCTGTAGGCTGACCTTCATCTTACTGTTCAGGTGTCTCTGATACTTCTCTGAGACGTTTGTGGTTACATGCCAGATAGGAGGTGATGCGAAACGTAATGAGGAAATGAGGTCCAGGGCCCCGTTGGTCGAGAATTTAACATACCGGACTCGATCAAGGGTCCTGGATTCCCATGCTGTCCCCAGATGCGGATCTCGGATTTGAACCGTACTGTAAATACGCTCAATCCGAGTCCCGTTTGGGAGACGGTGGTAAAAACTCTTCGTATCGCTTCCCCAGATACCGCGCCAGTTGTTGTCCAGAATCATGCGGCCGGTCTGGTTAGGCCGATGCGCAAGGTCTACCAATACGTTTTCACCGTTAATCGAATGTTCCTTCTGTAGCTCTATCAGTTGTTCAACAGTGTCGACCTTATCAGCAAACAATAACCAGCTTTCCCCGTTAACTCTTTCTTTAGAGGGCTGTAGCCAACGCCTCACCACAGCCCAGAAATGATTTTCCTGTACGTCGACGGTCAATATAGCCACCGACCCATCAGGAACATCCTGGAGGCGATAAACCTCAGGTTGCACATCGGACATGTCGAACATCCGTTCGGCATCCCAGGTCTCTGCCAACCATGAATTGATGAAATTCTGGCGTCCGCTTAAGACACCCTTAGCTGCGATCCATTTTGCGGCAATGGCACCAAAGGAAGTCTTGCGTGATAAAATTGAGTAGAGACTAGAGAGGTGATAGCCGTAATCACCAACCTCTGCCAGAGTGTTGGAGGGCACCCAGTTTCCTGCGTTGATCATGGAAGGTCGCTCGAAATCCTGGATCTCGCCACCACACTCCTGGCAGCGGTAGTATCCTTCTTTTGCAATCTTATTCAAGTCCCATTCACCATCAGTTTTAACTTCTTCTTCACTTTCGCGCCACCAGCGCAAACCACACAAACCGTGATCTTCAGTTTTCACGGTAAACTTCAAAACAATAACCTTAGAACACCTAGGACATGGAACATAAAAATAACGTTGATCAGACTTCAAAAAAGCCGGCCAAATCATCCGCTCCGCTGTTGTTGGAGTGGACGCCTTTACCACTAGGGGAAAAGGGAATGTCTTTGTACGTTCCTCCGCCAGATCAAGAGCTGCAGCTTCATATTTACTCTGATCTCCATACTTATCACATTCGTCCATCACCAGGATGCCGCATGGAAATGAACTTAGATTCGCAGGGGAATTGGACCCTACGAATTTCAGGAACATGGTCAGAAAATGCTGCTCCATAAAAGCGAACAAATGGCGATCGATCTCGTTCTTGGTTGTACGCGGTAGTAACCGCATTGCGGCGCGGCAACCCTGAACGAACTTCATCCAACGGGCTTTACTAAACGAATTGCCCAACTCCCGGTTCGGGAATACCCACATGGTGTCCTGGGCGTCCTTACACAACCTGTAAAGCATACCCAGTATGGTTATCGTGGTTTTGGAGCTCTGGCTCGCAAAACACATGGTGATCGTCTTTGTGGTCCGTTCCCCG